TGAGCTGCACGCAACCCATACGGGTACCCCCGTCATCACCCTGGAGCGCGTCGATACGAGTATAGGCGACGGCCATCACATATCGTATGTCAACACTCGCGGCGGCGAAGTGACCATCACCGAAGTGGGTCAGATAATCGTATCGGCTGACCAGACCTGGACGGCGACCGCGTCGGGCACGTATATGGCTTTTCTTACGATGGAGAAGGACTCGGTATCGGCATTAACTGAGCGGTTCAGGATCGATGAGAAAGGGAACTGCGCGATCGGGACGAGCGCTATGGACGGTACGGCAGCGGGTGTGCTCGCAATCGCCAATGGCACGGCACCGGGCGCTGGCACCGCTAACCAGTCGTACATCTATGCCAAGGACGTTGGTTCAAGCTCAGAAATGCACGTCATGGACGAAGCGGGGAACGAAACCGCTATCAGCCCACACATGGACGAGGACACACTTCAGCGCGACTACGGCATCGAGGCAAATGCGGATGACCCGATGCCGCGCATCGAGATGACGCGTAATGCTTTTATTGGATGCACGCAGTTGACCTACACCGATCCAATCACGCACGCTTCGACGACAGTGCATAAGTGGCTGGAGGACGAAGAAATGGTCGACTGGGACGAGACACAAGAGGCGCACAGGCAAGCCCGTGACAGGCAGATCGAGCAGTGGCAGGTTCGCAAGGACAATCGCGAGGCGGCGATAGCGGACTATCACGCACAGGACGAGGCGCGAAAAGCAGAACTCATCGAGCCGGAAGAGTTCACGGAACAGAAGCCGAAGAGCTACGTGCCAAAGTCTGAACCGAGCTATGTCACGAGGGGCAAGCTGATACGCAGGAGGCTGAAGTAATATCAGGCCAAGAAACGGAAACGCTGACACCATGATAGACGAAGAAAACGTAACCGAAAAAGCGAAAATACATACGTCTGGTTATTCGATGCCCGCCAGTAAAGACAAGCGTTCTAGGGCAGTTCGTCGCGATAATCCAAGGTATAAAAAGGTGCAGCGCAAACAACACAGCAAACGTGGAAGTATTAAGCAGCGTAGACAAAAAAGGATGAACTGGTGAGGCGTCCCAAGCGTCCTTGTCGTGCTCCTGGGTGCGGCATGGCCACGCGGGGCGAATACTGCGACATCCACAAAAAGTCTGGCACGACCGCAGGCAGGGGCTATACAAACAGATGGACACGGCTGTCAAAAGAATATCGAAGTCGCAATCCTTTATGCGTGGAATGTAAAAGGATGGGACGGGTGGAACTAGCCAGGGCAGTCGATCACATCACTCCGCACCAGGGGGACTATAGGTTGATGTGGAACGAAGACAACTGGCAGTCACTTTGCTACTCGTGCCACAGCGCAAAGACGAGAAAGGAAAGAAGGTCATGATTAAGAAGAACACAAAGGTCACAGCTAGACGCCGTGGACGGTTGCCCGATCGTAGTGGTGGAAGGTCAGACGACAAATCTTCTCCCTCGAAGCAGCTGCCGCCTGAAAGCCAGATCCAGTACCCGGACGGCGAAACGACCCCCCCCGATTGGTTGTCGGTCAATGCTACAGCAAAATGGAACGAGCTTGCGCCGTTATTGAGTGACCAGGGTTTGCTGCAAACGGTGGATCGTGATGCGCTATCGGTTTATTGTGATTCCTATGCGGATGTATTGGCGGCTAATGCCATCCTGGCACGGGACGGAATAGTGCAGGAAAACGGCAGGGGTGGATATACAGCTCACCCTGCGCAGACTGTAAAGAATCATGCGACTGCAAAGATGAAGGTTCTTGCGTTGGAGTTTGGTTTAACACCAGCGGCACGGAGCCGGGTAGTAATAGATGAATCAGAAACAGAGGATCAAAGTCTTAAGGCGGTATTTGGCGACTAAGCGGTTGAAGGCGGAACTAGAGGTATTAGCCGTTGAACGTCAGATAGATGATTTAACGCACGGGCACAAGCGTGGCTTGGTCTGGAACGAAACGCAAGCACAACGTGCGCTAACATTCTTCAAGCATCTTCGGCACTGGAAGGGCAAGTGGGCCGGTCAACCAGTTGAGTTGGAAACCTTTCAGTCCGATCTAATCATTGCCCCCATCTTCGGTTGGTATCGGGAAGACGGGACAAGGCGAATTACGACTTCTTACGTGGAGTTACCACGGAAGAATGGGAAATCCACTTTAGCTGCTGGTCTGGGTCTGAAAATGTTACTGGCTGACGATGAACAGGGTGCGGAAATCTACGCAGCTGCGACGAAGTTTAGTCAGGCGATGATCGTATTCAATGACGCAAAGCAGATGCGCAGTCAGTCCCCTGAATTGATGAAGCGCACTACGCAGGCCAAGTGGTTGTTGTATCACAAATCATCTAGTTCATCATTCATTCCACTGGCATCTGAGGAATGCAACCTGGACGGCCTGAACAGTCATTGCAACATCATCGACGAACTGCACCAGCACCGAACCCGAGGTGTCTGGGATAAGCTGATCACGTCCCACGGTAGCAGGATGAACCCGCTTGACTTCGTGATTACCACCGCTGGGGTGGGTGACGATCCCAACAGCATTGCCTTAGAACGACACGATTACGCTGAGAAGATTCTACGGGGGCACTCCGAAGATGATTCGACATGGGCATTCATAGCCTGTGCTGACAAGGAAGATGACTGGACCGATCCGAAGATATGGGCAAAGGCTAATCCGAATTTAGGTGTGTCCGTCTATCCCCGATTCCTAGAGAACCAATGCACGCAAGCACGGGAAATACTTGCACATGAGAACACGTTCAGACGGTACTACCTGAACCAATGGACGGAGCAGGTTACCAGGTGGTTAGACGTCAAGTTGTGGGACGAATGCAAGACGGACTTGATGCCTGACCTGACTGGTGCCCCATGTTTCGTTGGCGTGGACCTGGCAGACACGAACGACATTAATGCAATGGCGTTAGTATTCCCGCAGGGTGATACTACGTATCTGAAGCTGTATTGCTGGTGCCCAGAAGCAACTATCCGCAAGCGGGTGCGGGAGGGCAAATTTGCCTATGATGATTGGGTAAAGCAAGGCTACATCGAAACCACCCCCGGGGAAGTCACGAACCAGAATTACATTCTGCAGCGTATCCTGGAAATAGCTAAACGATACGAGTTTGTTCAGCTGGGCATTGATAGCTGGCAGTCCTTGGCGATCTATTCAGCCCTGGATAATTATGGATTTGACGTAATGCAGATCCCCCAGACGTTACAGAACTTTGCCGGACCGACTAAGGAATTTGAGAGAAGGCTGTTAGGTCATGAGTTTAGGCACGACGGGAACCCCGTACTACGTTGGATGGTAGGTAATGTCTGTGTAAGGCCGAATGAAAACAGCGATATACGTCCCGATAAGGCTAAAAGCTCTGAGAAAATAGATGGTGTGGTTGCTATGATAATGGCACTGGGTAGGTCTATGTCAGACGAAGGCAGCAGTATTTACGAAACCCGGGGAGTGATAGAGATATGAAACCATATTACGAGAAGGACGGGATTACGATCTATCACGGGGACTGCCGGGGTATATTACCAGACTTGCCGAAGGTGGATTTGGTGCTAACTGATCCGCCGTATGGGATAGGTGAAGCAGCTGGCAAGAATAAATCCCGTGGATGTCTTGCCGTTTCCAGGGATTACGGGAAGTTAAATTGGGATGATACGACAATTGAAGATCAGTTAATGAATAATATATTGCAATATCCTTATGCCATTGTTTGGGGTGGGAATTATTATCGTGTTCCTCCTTCTTCGTGTTGGCTGGTGTGGGATAAGGATAACGGACAAACAGATTTTGCAGATTGTGAATTAGCTTGGACGAATCTTTCGCGGGCAGTACGTAAGTTTAAGTGGCGATGGCAGGGTATGTTACAGGAACGTGGTGGGGACAAAAAGGATTTCCGTCAGCATCCCACACAAAAACCTATTGCGTTGATGCGGTGGTGCATATCTTTAACAGATGCCACGACAATACTAGATCCATTTATGGGTTCAGGCACGACGTTGTTGGCTGCTAAGAAGGAAGGGTGTGAAGCCATCGGTATAGAGATAGAAGAACGCTATTGCGAGATAGCCGCTAATCGTCTACGGCAAGGCGTCCTGCCATTTGGAGACGATGAACCACGTAGCGATATAGCCCGGGATATAGAGCACAATAGGGGGACGGCTTGCCCAGTGCCGTTAATAGTGGAATGAACCCCGCAACCCTTCGATCCGTTGCCTTCCTGCTGGGCACCATTGCCACTGTGCTAGGTGCCGGGCTTTATGATTACCGTATAGGACTGTTAACCGGCGGCATTATACTTGCCGCACTTTCAATAGCTGGGGAAAGAAATGCAAATACTACAAAGCCTGATGGGCACTAGCCCGGCTGTTCGTTCCGCTGAAAACCCGGCTAATTCGATACTAGATGAATGGACGCAGGGCAACCGAACCAATACCGGTATTTCCATGACACCGGGCCGGGCATTGGAATATGCCCCCGTGTGGCAGGCTGTAAGCATGATAAGCGGGGACATTGCCGGGTTGCCCCTGG